GCCAATAGGATTTCGTCTCTATTTGATTTACGATATTTCTCAAATGAGCCTTCCTGATTGCCCGCCTCAATTGGCTCCATTTTAAATTCAACCTTTGAGTCTGGGCTGTCTGCTGGAAGTGGGACATATAGGGATCTGTGATTCTTCCCCTTTAATCCAACCTGGAAAAACTCAAGCAATTTACGCTCTGACTCTGGGGAAAGCTTTGCTCCCTTTACTGTAATAATATATCTTGGGACCGCTTTGTTTTCAAAATAGTCTAGGTTATATCGACCAGATAATTCATTACCTGCAAGTGCTACCTGTGCAGCAATAATATCTGGGATACCATAATAGTTGTTCATCGGTGTATACTTCTTAAAATGAATAATCTCATTTGGGCGATCTTCTTGCCCCGCAATTGGATTCTCTGTTTCGGTGTCTCCAAAGTTATTAAAGAATACAGCCTTGCCGTATAGCAATTGAATAAAACCATCTCTTAGTCTACGGACACGCATTGTCTTTGCTGGAATATGTCCAATATATCCAATGTTTCCGCCTGTTGTTCTACCTACTTCAATGTAGCCATTTCCTGTCGCTTCATAGTCTGTGTAGACCTTAATTAAAGTTTGTGTAAATGTGTCTTCAGCATTCGTTGTGTCTAGCCAAGCATGCATGTCCTGGCGTAGTTTGTTTAACTTTCTACGGGCTCTTTCTAATTGCTTATCATCTGTAATAGAATCAAAGGCATCGTTTGTTTTCTTTGTCTCAACAAAGTCATATCCTAGGCCAACAATATTGGCGACCTTGGCATTAATTGCTGCATAGTTATATGTTGAAATCTCATATACCTTTGAAAGATATTCTTGGTTATATGGAGGCTCAATCAGATCAAACATTGCATAGCCAGTTATGGCCTGTGCAAGCAAGTTCTGCTGTGATCCAGTATTCTCAATACCAGCAAATGACTTTGAGAACTCTCTATTAATTCTGCGTTTAAATGATGAGCCAAGACCTCTGAGTTTCTTTATCTCTTCAAGGTTTACCGCAAATGGATCATTATTCTTTTCATCTTTTTTAAAAGAGAACCAATCGGCTGTGTTTGATATATCAATAAGGTTTTCGGAGCTATCCTCACCTAGGAATTCTACTGTCATCTTAAACCACCTAACTTCTTCATTTCGTCTTTATAGTTACCAATATCATATGGATCAGGAACTAGTCCCCAGTTGAGTCTTTGCTTTTGGTGCTCGAATTCTTCATCATCAATTTTCCTTCTAGCTGAAAGAAATTTAGGCCCGCCTTCGTATATGCCGAACGAGCGAACTTCTCTAGCCAAAGCATCGATGTTGGATCTATTGCCTTTTTTGGACGTGACTGAAAGAAAGTTCCCATCGTCATCCCCAATCCATTTACCGTTTGGCATCTCCCAGACATATATGCCTAGGATCGACTCTTCTTCGTTAATGTTATATTTAGCTTTACTCATATCCATAGACATAAATCATACCATTATTTCGTGCTAAAGTCTAGAGTTTGTCCATCTCTTGGACAAAATTACAAGCTAACTGACTCTGGCTCGACCACAGTTAGAAAGAAAGGAGTAGAATCGTCACCAGAGGATGACTCTATTAGTGAGAATGAAGTATCGTTGATCTGATTTATAGTGTTCCCCGTATATAGCAAATAGTGGTTCGCTATAGTATTTGTCGATAGGGCACTCTCATATACGGCTACGTTATTATACATATGCCCTATACCCGATTTGGTGTCATTCTGATTCTGATTAAATTTTATGCTTGTATCAGATGATGTTAGATTTATTACAATATGGTGTGGTGTATCTACTACTAGGAAGTTCCAGACATTTGTTTCCGCCGTCCTATCTATGCCGTTCACATAAATTGAGGATATGCCTGTCTTTGTTACCGCCCCCGCAGAATTCCATTCGTACTTTTTAGCGGCCCCTGAGAATAGTACATTCTCATTATATTGAGGTGTGTATATCAGCTCTATGCAAGAAACGGCGGGAATAGAATTCAATGAGAACCCATGACCGTTATACATAGTCAATCCATTATTTTTATTATAGGACAAAGTCTTGCTATTATTCTTTGGAAGGGAATAGTCATAAGTCGAAGATACATAGTATCCTGAATTATCGCTATAGAAGTTCTTGCCCGTATAGAAAGCTATTTCTAAGGATCTAAGAATTGGAAGATATTTGGTTGTATCTGCAGAGGATAAGGTTATCCTTAAATAAACAATCTGTGAGAATTGATTATCATTCTTATTGATATATGGAAGAGGGCTTCCATTCTTACAAGTCCGCCAAGTAATATTATCAATACTTGCCTCTACAAGAATTCCAGATACATCATTGCTCCAATGGATCTGTGAGGTATCGATATTTAAATAGTTAGGGACAATAAAGTAATCGGTAAATGTAAATGATGCAGTTGCTGCAGTAGTTGTTTCTGGTATATAGATGTAGGAATTATCATCAGATATTGAGATCCCTCCCGTTGCTACTTCAGACCATGTCTTAGATGTTGGGTATGAGTAAATAAACTTAGGCCTCATAGACTCTGTATTCATGCTAAATAGGTATCCGTTATCTGCTGCCACAATTTGAGAGATATTTACTTCTTGAGTTCCTTCATTATAATGAGCCAATACCTGGGTACCAGATAAAGCATATCTGTAAAATCCTACACAGTCTAATACAAATCTACCAGTAGAAGGTCCTGATTGAAAGGTTGCTGTCTCATTGGAAAACTTGTATGAGTCTATTTGTAATGCATCAGCAATAAATCCATTTATATATAGGGACAATATGTTGCTCTGGAATATACCAACAACGTATACTACTTCAGAATTAGAGACTGTAGCCTGAACTTGGTTGGCTCCAACCCTAAATATGATATTGCCATTCTGATAAAATATGCCAGTATTTGTTGCAGTGTCTCCAACTATTGTTGTGCTTACGTTATATCCTGGAAGTGCACACCAAGCCTCTATAGAGAATGAGTTATCCTTGTAGTATTTTGTAGCAATTCCCTTTGGGTTATATGTAATAATGGTAGAGCTTAAAACTTCAGTTCCTCTTACGGAACCTGTTACTAAAGGCATGATTTGTTTTGAAGAAGCAGAAGAAGCGGTACCATTATTTAAACTGCCAGAATAATCATAAACTTGCATTCCGCTTATTTCTCCGTATGTAAGACCACTATCCTTTAATGCTTGATATGTTGCATACTGAGATAAAAGCTGAGTAAATGTGTTAGTAGTTCCAGACTGGACTTCATCTAATAGGTAGAATGAGTTTGGGAAGTCATTTAAGATTCTGCTCTTATATGACATAGTTAAGCCTTACTATTTTGTTCTAGTTCAGCTACTCTTGCAGATAGCTCTTGTACTGCTTTAATTAATGGTGCTATAAATTCTGAATATCTTAGGCCTTGCAATGACTCTGGATCATCTTTATCTCCTAGGGTCCATCCAGCAAAGTCTTTACCTGTGCTTTCAGTTATTGCCTGCTTAACTTCTTGAGAAATTAATCCGTAGTGGTGTCTTAGTCCTGGCTCTGATACGTAACTTGGTTTTCCGTCTGCATCTTTAATAACATTTCCATCTTCATCTTTTACCTCTACATTTTGACCAATTATAAACTTGTATGAAACTGGTCTGAGTTTATTTATAAAAGATAGTCCTAGATCTGAATTTTCGATAGAAGTTTTTTCTCTACCGTCTGATGTATTAATTGTTGAAACTCTACCAAAAATATTATTCCATCTGTAAGCAGAAAACCCTAAGTTATAACTAAGGTCATAGTACGGAACAAAGCTTGCCCATCCATCTGCGCCAGGACTTGCAAAGCTTATAAGTCCAGTAAATGTTGTATAGCTAGTTGAAACACCAGATGCACCAGTTGCACCAGTTGCGCCTGTTGGGCCTTGTGGGCCTTGTGGGCCTGTAGGGCCTGCAACTGTGCTTGCTGCACCAGTTGCACCAGTTGCCCCCGTTGGGCCTTGTGGGCCTTGTGGGCCTTGTGGGCCAGTTGGGCCCGCTACTGTGCTTGCTGCACCAGTTGCCCCAGTTGCGCCCGTTAGTCCTTGAATGCCCTGTGGACCTTGTGGCCCTGTTGCACCAGTTGCCCCAGTTGGGCCTTGCGGTATTCCAAAACTTAAAATTGCTGCTGAAGTTGTTCCAGTGTTTGTAACAGTTGCTGCTGATCCTGCAGACAATGTAGTTGTAGATCCAACTGATATTGTTGCTGCAGATCCTGTTGATCCTGTTGGTCCCGCTGGGCCTTGTGGGCCAGCTACTGTGCTTGCTGCACCAGTTGCGCCTGTTGCGCCTGTTGCGCCTGTTGGGCCTTGTGGGCCTGCTGGGCCTACTATCTGACCTGCTGATGACCAAGATGAGCCGCCCCATATGTAAAGGTCTCCATCTGCATCTACAATTCTTGCATCGTTGGCGCTATTCCCAGAGGACGGAAGAAGGGCAACCGTTGCTACTGATGTTTTAACATTAATAGATGTTCCTTGCGGTCCTGTTGGGCCTGCAGGACCTTGTGGACCTGTTTCGCCTTGTATTCCTTGAGCACCTGTTGTAATTCTTTGTAGGGTCCAGGCAATTCCGTCCCAAATCCACGTGCTTCCACCAGCAGTGAATGATTGATTCACTGATGGGCTATTTGGAAAGTCTATTGCCATTTTTTATTCTCCTTATTGAATAGCTGCTATTTGAGCTTGCTTTTCTGCAATTGCAGAGTTAAAATATTCAACAGCATCTGC